CTTTAATCGGGCAAAGGTATTTTTCCTTAATCGCCCGCGGCAGGGTGTATTCATAAGCCAGGGACTCAAACACGCTGCCAAGATTGCGCATATCGCCGCGGTCCGGCGTCGCGGTAACGCCAAGGACCTTTGCACGGGGAAAATGATTCAGGACGCGCTGATAGCTGTCTGCAAGAACATGGTGCGCTTCATCGACGATGATGAAATCAAACCAGTCCTCCGGAAACTCTTTCAGACGGTTTTCCCGCATCATGGTCTGCACGGATCCTACCGTTACCCGGTACCAGCTCTGCAAACTGTGTTCTTCCGCTTTTTCGACCGCGCAGTTGAGACCGGTTACACGATAAAGCTTATCGGCGGCCTGATCCAGAAGTTCGCCGCGGTGGGCGAGGATAAGCCCCCGCCCGCCGTCTCTGACCTGATCTTCCGCAACCTTGCAGAAGACGATTGTTTTGCCGCAGCCTGTCGGGAGAACAAGCATCGTGCGATTGATTCCCTTTGCCCATTCCGCTTCAATAGCGGCGATTGCCTCTTTCTGATATGGTCTTGTTTCCATGGCGGTTTAAAATGCGCCTCTGCCGTTCTGCTGCCACGGCTGCGGCGTTACCGGCTGCGCGGGTTCGAGAAACTTCTTGACTTCGTTGTAAGTTTTCCCCTCATATTCGCGGGTGCCAAGCTTGCAGCGGCCCGTTGATCCGACAACCCGGTTCCAGTTCGGGACAAGTCGCTGTCCGTGCTCCCTCTGCCCGATACAGGTAAAGAATTCGCAAAGCAGGCCCTCGGTCCTGGAATGCAGATAAAGACGATTTGTTACCGTCGCCTGCTTCCCGTCCGGCGCTGTTACAAGAATCTTGACTTCGGCCATGTTGCAGGCCGGAAGTTTTGCGCCGCCCTGGTAGCGTTTACGTTCCAGATTGACCACCTGGAAATTGTATTCACCTTCCGGCAACACCACATATTCCGGACTGTCATTTTCGATGGCGTCGTCCCAACTGAATTCTCTGTCGATTGCGTCCATTTTTTCTGCTCTCCTTCAAATTTAAGATTTTGTTTTTGCCCACAGGGCGGTAAATTTATCCCACTCACTCACAAGAAATGTGAAAAAGTTAGGATCCATATTCTCAACCGGCGTATCTTTCGGATACCAGCCGCCCGCGTTCAGCGTCCGTTTGATATCGTCCATGGTCATTCCGGCAGTAACGGCCAGGTCCGCCATTGCTTTCGGGATGCCGGGATACTGGTTTTCCAGAAGCGGCTGAACGGGGCTGTCGTCCATGTGGAAGGGCAGTTGCTCATCTGCCGTCTCTGCCGGTTGCGGCATTTTCGGTGGAGGCGCGGCAGCAGGTGAAGTGGTGATCGGCGCGGGAGCGGGCGGCGTGGCTGTCTCAACCTTTGCGGAAGCGGTGCCGTTTACGGCAGGCTGCTCATACAGAAACAGCGGCGCGATGGCGCTGTATTCAAGCGGGAGTTCTTCCGGGAGTCCGAACCGGTTTTTCGCGTCCCACCATGGTGTGTGCGTGGTGTACATCATGCGCCGGCCTCCGGCCGCCTTGTTCTTTTCCATGGGATTCGCGCCCTTAATGACGATGGTCTTGTAGTTGCAAAACAGAATGATATCCGCCCATTCTTTTGCAAGCGATGCGGTTTTCTTTTCAAGTTTGAGCTCCCAATGATCATAAGCGCCGGTCTCTTCCGGAAGCTCAACGCGTCGCATGGCCGCGTGTGCGGTGCAGCAAATGTTAACTCCTCTGGCAAATGCTTCATTCAGAAGGTTCAGGAAGCGTCCGAACTCTTCTTCCAGATAGGTATAGCCTTTGCCGTATCCGAAATCCTCGATGCCGGATTTCTGTGCTTTGTCACAGACGTGCCTGCTGCAGATCGTCTCCGCCCAGTCCAGTGAATCAATTACCAGCGTTTTACAGGGGATTTCCCCGTTTTTGACCGCGGTAACCATGTCCATCAACTGCTGCCAGGAGCTCGGTGCGGTGTTCCCGCTCGGGCCGGTGATGCGTTTTACATCGTAATAACGCGTGCTGCCTTCCGTGTCGATGAAGACGGGATCCGGGAACTGTGCCGCAAAGCTGGTTTTACCGATGCCCTCCGGGCCATAAATAATGAACTTGTACGGCGCGTAATGGAAACCGCCGCTGACTGTGAATGCCATTTAAAACGCTCCTTTCCCCCATGCCGGGGCATTTGTTGCCGCCGGGGTTGATTCCGGCTGTTCTGACGGCTCGCGGACCGCGCCGTCCTCAATGATGATACTGCATTCGTCGCCGGTACTGACGCGGGTCGCGATGGCCTGCAGGCCTTCCGATTCCAACCATTGCCCGAATTCTGCGAGGGTCTGCCGGTCCATCTGTTCGAGCTTATCCAGAAGTATGAAACCACAATTCGGATTCAAGCGGCGAATGATCGCGGTAGATACCCGGAGCTGTTCTGACGCGCTCATGTTGTCCCAGGCTTGGCCGTGGTACGTCAACTCTTGCGTCGGCTTCGGCGGCGGCTTTCGCATGATTAACGCGGACCTTTGCGTTGATTTCATCAATCTTCCGGATGTTCTCTTCCAGTTCTTCGGTGCTTTCGTCGTGAAGGTCTTCGGCGGCTTTGGAAGCAATCACAAAATCCTCTGACAGCTCATTTCTGCGGGTCCTGAGCTCTTCTAACTTCCGCTCGACATCTTTTATCTGCTCATCAAGCAAAACACTCTGACGGGCGATTTCGTCCTTGTGCGCACGTTTCCGGGCATTCTCCCCGTTGCGGGCAAGAATTTCCTGCTGCTGAAGAATCAGTTCCGCTGCGCTGACCGCCTCTTCCGGTACACCGTCGAAATACTCCATCTCTTTCGCGGCGGCTTTCTTCTGATCTGCAATGCGGCCAATGGCCAGGCGCTCCTGATAAAGTTCGTTTTCTTTCCGGTCCAGGGCGAAAAGCTGATCACCGATCCCGATAATTTTCAGGAGGGTTTGCGCCTTTTCCTTTGCGGACGATTCCAGGAACTTCGGAAGGTTCAGGGCAAGCTCATCAATAAAGCTGTTGAGGAGCTGCTGCCCGGCGCGGTTGCCGTTCGGGTCAATGACTTTCAGACTGCCGTTTTTTCCGGATCGCTCCACGATCAGACCGTTGGAAAGCGTTACCCGGATGCTCGGCGGGATAACGGATCCGTCGCGCTGCGGCTTCGATGGGCGGAAACGGTCCCCGCCCAGAGCCCAGGCGATGGCGTCCAGGACAGATGTCTTGCCCTGATTGTTATTGCCGCCGACGATGGTTAAGCCTGTCGGCGTCGGCTGAAGCTGGACGGCCTTGACGCGCTTGAAGTTTTCCGCGCGGAGTTCTGTAATGTTAATCATCCGTGATACCTCCATGTATGCATTGTGCTTGTCGGGTAATAACTGTCCCGTCCAACCAGATCTGTCTGGCTCCAAGATGCAAATACTATATCCGAGGTCAGGTCCAATGGGAGGATGTTACTTTCCATGAACGGTCTGACAATCTGCTCTACAAGTTCCACATCATGCGCAGTGTATGTGCGCTTAGTGCCATCGTACAAAGGCCATTGCCCTTCCTGCTCGGCCACTTCCTGCAAACTGTTTGGAAATCCGGAGTTTAACGATCTGGCAATCATGATCCCGACCTCGGTCTGCTTCTGCTCGTCGGTTTGCAGCCTTGCCACAACCGGGGCTATCGCGTCTACCGTCTGGTTGATCGCCACATTGAGGCTGTCTGTTCCGCTCAGGAAAGACTTGGCCTGTTCCTGATAGGCTTGTTCCGCCTTATAGGCTTCAAGCTGTGCAGCATACTCCGCGGCAAGACGCGCTTCCGTCTCCTGCCGCACGCGGTGCGCGGTGCCGGTGCCAACAATCACGCCTTCCAAGACCATTGCCGCAATCAGCAGAATGGTAATCATGTGATCACGGATAAAGCGCGTCTGCCAATGGGTCATCTTGTTTACCGCCTTCCTCTGAATTTGCGGGCGCGGCGGGAGATCCGCCCTTGCCCATACGGGGGTTATGATCTTTGCTTGTGCCTCTGTCATGTGATGCTCTTCCTTTCTGTTATGGTTTTATGATTCGTCCAGGATGTATGCCCGAATAAATCGGCGGGCGTATTGTGAATGAATTGCAGAGCGAGCTACCTGTCTTTTCGGACCGTTGTATTTTTCGATGTTCTTTCGTGGTACATATTCCACGGCTTCCAGAAACATGTTCTGCTCAGGTTCACAGTTCACAAACCAATATTGCGTGGGTTTCTTGTAATAATCCCCGTTTTGTGTTCTGTCCTTGTCTATGAGCTTCGGCTTTATCGGGAAGTATGTTGTCAGGTAATGCGGCTGCGTGTACGGATTCTCCACAATCATCCTCCACCCCCCCCCCCGGTTAGCTATGACAAACAACTTGCATATCAGCAGATAAAGCCTGTGCAGTTCTTCATGAAGCTTCATGGAGTACTCGAGCTTTTCAATGTCGCTTTTGTTTTTCGCTTGCGGTTGTTCGCCTCGAAAACCGATAGAGATCTGTGTTTCAAACCGGGTGCACGGGAAAAAAGCCAAAACAAGGTCACAGGGCCCGACTTCATCAAACAAGCTCGGTTCTCCTTCGTAAGCCTTGTCAATCTCCGCAAACAGATCCATCACATGATCCGTCTCGCCGAAATAATTCAGAATGTTGTCGTAATCTTCGGCGTGAACACCAAGCTCTTCAAAAGCTTTTTTAAAGGTTCCTGACTGCTCAAATAGACAGAAGGCTTTGTTGATCTGAATCAGAAATCACCTCAAATCTCAAACTTGAACTGACCGGTAACCTGTTTCTCCGCTTCCATGCACTTTGCCTTGTATTCGTTGTACCGATGCCGGTATCGGTAGCTGTCTCCGAAAATGTTCCAGGCTGCCTTTACAAGCGTCGGTTCATACGGGCGTATCTTTTCCAAGTCTTCTATTGCCTTATAGCTGATTGGGCAACCACAACAGCCTGTCCGCGTCAATCCGTAAACTTCATACGCATCGGAATATCGGATCCCGTATTTTTCCTTGTACCAGGCTTTGTCTTTGTCCGATACGTAATACAACGGCCGCAAACGGAACTGTCCAGAAGATGTCTCCGTAAAGCACATCTGCTTGTTAAGCTCTCCGCTTCGGGGCACAGATCGCATCCCACCTTCATCCCGGCGTTCTCCGGTGATGATCATTTCAAAATCTTTCTGGATCCGGTGCGCGGGCGCTTTCTTGCAGTTTTCACAACACTTCGCGCTGATTTTGAATTGCGGGGGATATTCGCCGATAAAATCTCGCATGTACTTTGATGAATTAATCACCAACTGAATATTCGGGCGGGGCTCTCCGGCGGAATTGCAGCAGCACAAGAAATTAATCAGGCTCTCACAGTTTGGATACCGCTCTTTCAACTCGGCACGCTTCGCAGCCTTGTCTTCCGCGGCGTTGTATTCGTCCGCAATGGAAAGCGGGACCTGCTTTTTCTGCCACTCCTCAAGACCGTAACTCATGATCTTTGAAACAAACGGCTGTCCGTGCCTGCGCGTCGAACTGACAATGTCATGTCCTTTTGCAGGCTTGACTTCCGTGATCTCGACGCCATATTTCTGTCTCTGTGCTTTGACGTGATCTTTCGTGGCTTGCATTTCCAAGCCTGTGTTGAAAAAGACGTATTTGATCGGCGGAAGGCGAAAAGCTTTCCGGGTGCGCTCGATCAAATCAATCATGATGTCGCTGTCGGAGCCGCCCGAATAAGAGCAGATTGCCTTCGGGTGTTCTTTCAGGCGCTTAACAATGATGCTCTGGATCGCCTGGAATTTTGCGGGCGGCTCGAAATCGGCGTAAGCAGGTCTGTCTGTATAAATCCGGCTCCTGTATTCATTCGCGCTGCTCATTCTTTTTTGTACCGGCTTCGTGCTGATTCTGAAGCTTCGAATACATGTCCAGAAGCTCTAATATGGCGTCTGAACCTTCCTGCAACTGCTCCGCTGTCCAGTCCATCCTGTTATCACGGAGCACTCTTGCGCAGGTCAAAAGCATCTTCGCCTTGTCCCTGAAGCTCATTTCTTTGCAATAATTCATTGGGGTTCTCCTTTCTTTTAAGCGCTTTTCTGTCGATTGCGTTTCCACGCCTCGAACCGTTCCTGGTATCCGGGGTCTTCACGGGCCCTGATGGCCATCTCGATAGCGCCCTTGCAAAGGTCCAACCGAACTGCGTCGGGGATCCTGGCAAGGTCCACTTCGTTCAGCTTGATTGCTTCCATGTGGGCGGGCTCTCTTTCTGTCGGCCGTATTATTCCAACGGACAGCCGGCAATCTTCTCAATCTCCTTAAAAAGCGCATTCCGGATTTCCTCAAAATCCTCAGCGGTATTGGCAACGCGTGTTTCCAGCTCCGGCGCGCGCTCTCCCTCGGAAGCTACCTTCTTTGCGCTCGTGTAAGAATCAAGAGCACCGATGTACGCATACTTCAAAAGTTCAACCTGTGTCATGTCTGTTTCTCCTTTCTGTAAATCGTTGCATTTTCGGGACGGCTATTGCAAAAAAATAGTTGCCTTTTCAACCGGATCTGTGATTCCGAACGCTGCACAGATCTTCTCAATCTCATCCGTATCAAAGGCGCTTTTTCCGTTAATGCGGCTTCCAAGCGTGTTTTCTGACAGGTTGATTTCATCTGCAAGGCTCTTTTGCGTGTAACCGGCCTCTACCATCTTTCCAAGAAACTTTAGCTTGTTCAACATCTCACCTCCTCAAGCGTTGCATTTTCGGAACGATTTCAATATACTACAGCTTTATATTGTTGTCAATGCTTTTTTGCGACGAAATCACAAAAATTTTATATTGTCCGTTGCTTTCCTGCGACAGCTATGATAATATAAGCCTTGACGGGGGTGTGATGATTATGAGCGAAACGTCCGATAGACTGCTTGCCATTATCAAGGAAAAAGATATTTCTTACGGCGAACTCTCCAAATTAACCGGCATACCGAAATCTGTGCTTCAGCGATACGCGACCGGCTTTACATCTAAAATCCCGGTAGACCGTCTGCAACTGATTGCACGGGCCCTGAATGTGGATCCTTATACCATTGCAGATTTTGACGACGCTACAGATCTCTTTGAAAGTCGCGTTAATCTAAAGCGGGAAGATATCATCAAAAATCCGCCTCCAGGACTCAACTCGGAAGATATGGAAATTGCTTTTGATTACCATGATCTTGATAATCGCGGGAAAAGGTCTGTCAAAAATGTTATAAAATCCGAAATTGACGCTCTCGCCGAGCTTTCTGATCGGAGGTAATAACCATGTATTGTCAGAATTGCGGTGCAAAACTGAACGATGGTGCGAAATTCTGTCACGAATGCGGCGCGCCATGTTCTTCCAACAATACGCGCGAAATTCAGGCAGAACAGGTTGAACCGATTCCGCTTAGAATCGAACGAACACGATCTGGCGGCGGTATTGCTGTTGCAGTACAGGTTTTTATTGACGGCGAACATGTTGGCGCTGTCAAATATGGCGATGAGCTCAATGTTTTCGTGCTTCCAGGTGAACACCATATTCATACGAAAATGAAGGGCAGCGGAAGCGGAGAGGACAATTTCTTTATTCCGGAAGATGCTACAAATGCAGAATATGTCTTCCGGATAACTGGGCTTGACTGTCATTCTGAACGTGTGCGGTTTTACACGAACGGATCACAGGAAAGCATAAACACTTCACGCACGGTAACATGCGCCGCGGCTCCGTCGATGACTGCCGTGCAAAAAATATGCCCGCGCTGCGGCGGGAGCATGACAATACAAACTGTTACGGAAGCCAAGAAAACCGGATGCGGGACAATTCTGTTATACATTCTGCTTGCCGTTACGGTGCTGGGGCTTCTGATCGTGATACCGCTCGCTCTCCGGAACAAAACCGAAACCGTTACTTATTCCGTCTGTCAAAACTGCGGATACCGCACAAGAATCGGGCGATATTAGAAAAACAAAAAAACCGCCTCCGGAAGGTAGGAGCTCCGGAAGCGGATAACGCAAAAATCCTGTGGCTATGGAATTGTTGCGCCTGTCTGCCATTTTACACGATAGGCGCGGAAATGTAAAGGAGGAACGCGCCTGAATGGGCAAGAAAAAATCACAGATCTCCGGGAACGCTGTCATTTATGCCCGGTACAGCTCTCATAACCAAAAAGACGTCTCCATCGAACAGCAGGTTGAGGCGTGCAGCAAATATGCTGCTGATAATGGACTTACCATTACCACACAATATGCGGACCGCGCGATCTCCGGCAAGACGGACAACCGCCCGCAGTTTCAAAAGATGCTGAAAGATGCGCATAAGGGCGGATTTGACTATGTGATTGCGTGGAAGTCTAACCGAATGGGACGAAACATGATGCAGGCGATGGTCAAT